TCCTGAACGTGGATTATCTCGCCGTCCGAACTGTCGCGCACCCGCTTGGCGTCCTCCTCCGTGCCGCCAGCATAGGCGGTGACGGTCTTCTGCCGATCCGCCTGGTTGCAAATCTTCCGCCAAACCCGCTGGATGAACATGTGCATGTCCGCCCACACGGCGGCGGGGGCAAGCGGGGAAATGTTGCCGGGGACTTTCCCGAAACGCAGGATGATGTACGGGCCATCGTCCGGGCCAGTCCAGTCCTGCTCCTTCAAAACATATTCAAGGCTCTCGTCCATCGTCACGATCTTGCGTTCATAAGGCAGCCATATCTCCCAGAAGACATACCTGTCCCTGTAACGGGAGGCGTCCTTCGACGACCTATCCGCCGACAAGTCAGATGCCTGCCTGTCGCCAGACCGCAGGATGTTACCATATCCGGCGACATCGATCTTGTCGAGATTCCTGTATAGCTTGGACTTCCTCGCCGCCTCCGCGTCAACAGAGAAGCGGTTGCCGACGAACTGGCACTTCCGCCAGCTTTCAGCGGTCGTGTCGAAAACAAAATCGTCCTGCGAAACCCTTTCGGCAAACGGCTGACCTCCCTCTTCGGAAAATCCTTTGAGATTCCTCGCAGAGTTGATGCCGACCTTGACAATACCGAAACCGAACAAGGCGTCCAGAACGATCTCCTCGATTGTGTCGTGAAGATGGATGCCGTCGCAAAGGTAGTCCAACGCCATGCGCAGCGTCTCGGCGGCGGGCCGCAGCTTCGTGTATTCAGTCGTGACCATCGCCTTCGGGATGCCGCTGGACAGCTTGTAGCTGTAAATGGTGGCCGCAAGCTCCATTGAATTGACGGGGCTTTCGAGTTCAAGGTCGTTCATCGCGTATTCCTTGCCGGCGTAAAGACGGATGAACTGCGTGCTTTTGGCGCGATACTCCTCCAAATCCTTAAAGGCATCGCGTACAGCATCGCCAAGTTTCTGCGAACTCAACACATCCATCAAACGCCGACCTCATGTTTACGACCTTGAAACCCACAAAAACATTTCATCGTAAACAATTTACCATCGGACGGCCGCCTCGCAAAATTTGATTCAATAAAAAATTATTCAACAATGGATATTTTTTTATCCGGCTGCCTAGATTGTCGACAACCACGACGCCTCCCTCTCCTTCCGCCTCGCGTCCGTCATGCGGTTGGCGAGGCAGAACTCCGGTATCTCGACCGCCTTCTCCTCGTCGTCGCCCTGCGAAACCCTCTGCAAGTCGAACACCATGTTCAGCAAGGCGTCGGAGACAACAACGTCGCCGTGGCTCTGGCCTATCCTGCCCAAGTCGAAGCTGCCGCCCTGATACGTCGGAACGCCGTTCTGGTCGGTAACGAACTTGAAGCACTCCTTCACCGCCATCTTGTCGCGGTTCATGAACGTCCTCTCCGCCAACGCCCTGCGGTAGCTGCCGAACACGCTTATCTTCTCCTCCGGCAAGGAATACCAGCCGGGGAACTGGCTTCTCGTCTTGCTCGCTATGTTCGTCCGGTAAAAGACGTTGGTGTAGTTCAGCCGCGCCACCTCGTCGCCGAACTCGCGGCCCGGCCCGTTCGCCTCCCACGCCATGAACGCACCGTCGAAAAACCTTGCCAGCGCGACCGCGTACCTCGCAAGCTCGTATGGCTTGATGTTCGGGTTGGTGTAGCAGGCCACCTTCTCGCCCGTGTCGATGTTGCCGACGGAGATGCAACTGAACGATGCGCCAGTACCCTCCGAAATGTCGATGCCCAATCCATACCTCCCCGACGGAACACGCCCGTCCAGCGACGGGGAAACCCACATCATCAAGTGACCGCCCTTCTGCTCCTGCAAACCCTCCGGCATCGCCGTCATGCGGTCGAACTCCAATTCCCCCTCAAACAGTCTGTAACGACAAACGGCGACTATATAAGCCTCCAGTACCGGCACCGAAAAGAACGCGCCGCCGGCCCTCGCATAGTCGATGTCCAGCTCCTGCGCGATCGCCACGGGATTCCACCCGCGCCGCCGGCACTCCCTGTCGTACCACTTGCTGTGAAGATGGCCGCCCTCCGGATGCAGCGGGCACTTCCCCTTCTCGCAAGTGTAAAGCCCCTCCCGCTTGTGCGGGTGCTGCGACCAGTGCATCCGAATCTTAACGATGTCATCCCGCTTGGTCTGCTCGTAATAAGCCCCGACCGCACCCTTCGGCGTGGAGTTGAATATCCGGCAGTCCGTGTTATCGTTCGTCGCGTTCAACACTTCCTGGCTCTCGTTCTCCTCGACCGCCCCGAACTCGTCAAGAAGCACACTCCTCCGCCTCCCGCCTCGCCCGACGTCCCCCGTCGTGCTTTCGCCGTCGATCGTCCCGCCGCCGGCCTCGTTCTTCATGTGGCACTTCGCCCTGCCGATCTCCGGGCACATCCATTGCGGCAGATGCGAATTAATGAAGTCTATCTTCCAGAAAAGACAGTCCGGATCCTCCTTCTTGTCCACCAAGTCCTCCTTCCTCGACACCATCATGAACGTGTCCATCTCGTGAAACAAAAAGAACCAGTCGTACACCGTCAAACAAATCCAGCTGGCTCCCATGTCCCTGCTTTTCTCGATAAGCCCGTCCACGCCGTTCATGATGCACCACTGAACCAGCCGCATCGCATCGTCCTGAAACTCCCATGTCACGAACGGCACGACCTTCGGCATCTTCCGCAAGCCAGTCGCCTGCGGGTTCCCCAGGTTCCGCGGGTCATAGGTGAAGCAGAACATGTTCACCCAGAACAGCAAGTCCCTCCGGCACATCGTCCACACCGCCTTCCTCACCGCCTCGTCCTTCCCGCACGCCTCGACCAGCCTTTTTCTCAAACGAATGTTTGTTAGCAAATCCTTGCCGCCCCTGTCGACAACAATCCTCCGGTAGAACTCCGTCGTGATCCCGCCTACTCCATCACCACCACCATCCCTCTCATCCGCATCCATCCGAGCCAGTATATCCTCCGAAACAGGATGCCAAAGCAAATCCTCCGTGGTCCGTAATGCCTGTGATAAATCAGCCTTGTCCATTTCGCCTCGTGTTAGAATATCCCAAGCGCTCTAGCATAAGCCATTCTTTCCTCTTGGCTTTGGCCAGCCAGATGCAAGATAAAATCGCCACGCCCCCATTCGTTCCCGACATAAGCCCTGTCTTTAACATACGAATTAAACCCCTTTGCGGAAATCTCTTGAACCATCCCCCGAAAATCCTCGACTTCATCCAGAAGCCAGCAAAAGGCGTTCTGGTCTTTCCAGTTATCCAACAGCCCATTCGTCTGCATGTAGTTGAACAATTCGGCAATGCTACGGCTTCTCATGATATTCACCAAACGCTTCAACCTGTCCCCAACCCTCATCAAGAAAACCCCGTTGTTCCACCCCATGTCCCACTTGCATCTTCCTCCGCAACAATCCTTGCTCATCAAAACGCTGGCATTTACGTCAAACTTCTTCACATAGTCTTCAACACCAATGTCAAAATTGGTGAATATCGCATCCATGTCAACCCATAAAACATAAACATCCCCCGTGCCGTCATACAAACGCTCATCGTTCAAAACATCCCATATCACATCAAACTTATGCCAATGACTCTCTGGCTTTTGCCCGTACTTCCCAAAATCCCTGACTTCATAATACTCATACCCCCTTTCTCGACAATAAGAACGGTGGTTCTCGCTAACCTTGTCAAAAAACTCATCATGCCTGTCTTCCATTGAGCAAACTGCAATTTTCATATTCACCGCCACATTCAATCACATTCAAACCTACCGCAACGCCCTCTCTATCTCGTCCAACAACTCGACCACGCTCTCGCCGCCGTCCGCCCGCCTGGCCCTCTCGTCCAGCTCCTTCCTGTTCGGCGCCAGCTTCATGTAATAATCCCGGAACTTCGCCCTCGCATCCGAACTCCTCCTGCAATCCATAAGCCAGAACCACGCCCCCGCGCTCGGCGCGTCCTTCGCCTCCACCTCCTTCACCCACAAGTTATTATACACCCAATGCA